TGAGGACCTGTAGGACCAGCGGGACCTGTGTCACCTTTGGGACCGATTGGACCACGAGGACCAGCAGGACCTTGAGGACCAACGCTACCTTCGCCACCACCGCCACCAACGCCACCACCGACAGCAGTAATCATGAGTTGCCATGCTTCGCCAGATGCAACTACAGCGTTTGCACTTAGAAACTCTTGAGGTGCTATGCCATTTGAATCTGTCTTGGCTACGTATAAACCATACGAATATGAAACTACATCACCACGAGTGTATCCACGATTAGAATTCCACAGACCTTTGAAGTCATTGATAGGTAATTCATATGTGTCGTACTGAGTGAGCCACTGCTTTGTAACCATGTCCTGAATCATAGAGATCACAGGGAGATCGAAAGAAACTCTTGAACCGTCGCTCTTGACAAATGTTATCTCTTCAGATTCGTAGTCATAATGAGCGTCTAAGATTTCTGCGGCATCTAAACCTTTCTCGCCTTGGAGACCTGTAGGACCCATGTCACCTTTAGCACCACGTTCACCACGTTTTACTAATAGGTTCCAATCAGGTGTTGTACCAGGTTCACCACTTGGCTCAGATTTGTTTGCTATCCAAGCAGACCCCGACGACGAGATGACGACATCGAGTCTGTCATAAGTTGTATCAGCATTCCAAGCCTTACGAAACTCAAAGCCACGAAGAACGAGGCTGTAAGCTGTACTAGCACCAGGAATACTATCGCTATCTCTATTGGCGACATAATATCTTCCATCATGTTCGACCCATGAACCAGCTTTGATAACTGTATCAGGAGTCCATTGTTGAACTTTAGATCTATTAACATTCTCGATAGCTTCATCGAGTCTGATAGATTTATTTTGTACTGAATCGATAAATTGGTCAATCTCAGAGAGCTTCTCAGTGAAAATAGCAGATGTAGTATCAGCTACTTCTTGAGCTACCTGTAGACCAGCTTCGATAGACTTAGTCTTAGAGAATTCAAGTTCAGATTGGAAAGTTTCCATGTAGGAATCAACACTTGCCATCTTCTCTTGGAACTCTGAGTCTGCAGCTTCAATAGCCATGGACACTTGAGTGTTCACAGCTTCGGCTGTCTCAGCGAGAAACTCTTGGATTGTCTTTTGGATTTCTGTAGGATCAACCTTCAGAGACTCAATGAGTTCAGAGTCAGACTTGAACTTGTCGTAGAATAGATCTACATCAAAGTCCGCACCGTCACGACCATCAGCACCCTTGATCATGCCTAGGTCAACTGTTTGACCATCTGACATCTCAATCGTGAGTTCGCCAGTTTCGGTAATCTCAAATGCTTTGATCGATAATCCCTCAGGACCTACTTCTCCTTGTGGACCTTGTTCGCCTTGAGGACCAACACTACCGCTGGGACCTGTTTCACCTTGTGCTCCGATGAGGCTTTTGACAAATTCGACGTCCAGAATAAGTGCTGATTTGACTTCGTCAACTGACACAGAATTTCCGTTATCACCTTTTTCTCCTTGAGGACCAACTTCGCCTTGTAGACCTTGTTCACCTACTAGAGATTTTGTGAAAGTTTCATTCTCGAGCAGAGCTTTTGTAACTTCTTCAACAGTAACCGAGTCTCCTCGCTCACCTTGTAATCCTTGGAGACCAACTTCACCTTGTAAACCTTGGTCACCCTTATCGCCTTTAACGGCTTGCAGGAACTCCTCATTGGCTTTGAGCACAGCGATCAACTCTTCAGCTGAGACCGCTTCGCCATCCTTACCATCAACGCCAGGAGCTCCGTCTAAACCTTTCTCACCAGGAATCCCTTGCTCGCCTGCGGGACCTTGAGGACCCTTCACAGCTTCTAAGAATTCTTGGTCAGCTATCAATGAAGCCATAGCTTCTTCGACAGTAACTGACTTACCATCTTGACCAGCAGGACCAACATCACCCTTCTCACCGACTACAGATGAGATGAATGATGTGTCCTCTAACAATGCAGACTTGATTTCTTCCGCACTGAGTAATTTCTCAGACGTTTTACTGGCTAATGCTCTAACCAACTCGATGTCAGCGAACGCTTCATCAATCTTAGACTGAAGTTGAGCTTTCTGCTGATCACTGTAGTCTTTCAGGTTTGTAGCAACCAGAACTAAAGACTTTTCGATATCCATATTTATTCCTTAACATTATCGAGGTGGCGAGCCATAACTATACTAACGCCTGTTATTCATACTTCATCTGAAGACCCCTTTCAACATGAGGTCTAATGCTTCCATGTCAATTTTAGCTTTGACAGGTTCTTTAACTTCTTCTTCATTTGGTGTGACTGGTGCTGGTTCTTCTTCGGACATAGCAGCTAGATCTGCATCTATAAGGTCGTTCTCACGAGCATTAGCATCTGCAGCAATTTGAGCACTTTGTTCCATAGGTTGAATCTGAGATTGGGAAACCAACTCATCAGCAATACCAGGAACTGGAGGCATGTACAATCTAGCACGAGCTTCGTTCGGCTTCATGATACCATTTATGACCAAGCTCTTCAACATGTCAGCTTTGTTGGCAACATCGGCACGAGCCAAGTCACCAATATCTAACACCATCTCATCATACTTTTGCAATCTGAACGTGTGTTCAAATGCCATCTCAATGATCATACACACAGAGAGTAAACCTGTGGTGCGCCATCCGTACAAGAGTTGTTCAAGATTGTTATAAGTAACACCGACATTCTCACCTAACATAATAGGAGGAATACCAAATGCTTTTGCAATGTCTTTTGTGGTAAAGCTCAAGAGCTGTACAACTTGACTTTCATTCGCAGAAACTGACACAGGTTGGAAACGTAATCCATTCGAAAGAATAGGAGTTTCACCTTGCTTCATCTTCTGTGACATTTCATTCCAACGGTCTCGTAGGCGATTAGCCTGTTCAGCAGTTAGAGAAGCATCCGTTGTAAGTACACCAGAAGGTTGACCCTTGTTGGTGTGGAATGCCTCTTGACCAGCACGTAGGATTGAACCCAAGCCAATAGAGTTGGCATATGCGTGCAACGGTGGAAGAGCACGTAAAGGATTGCGAGGATCTACTTCAAAGCGACCGTGAACAACATATCGCTGAGGAATGTACATCGCACCCTTGTCGTCAGTCCAATCTCTCCAAGCTTCTCCAAGATGCTTAGTAGCTTCGTTGAAGTTTATTTGGTAGAAGATCGTACCGTCTTCAGCTGCAACCATTTGAAAATCATTGAGAGGATGTAAAGTTTTACCTTCATTTCCATCTTCTACATAACATGCAAACTCACCTTTGGTAAGTAAACCATCAATGATGACTCCAACCATCTCAGCCCATGACATATAAATGTTAGGTCTAAAGATAATCTTAGCGAGATCTGTATCATCGAAAGTTTCGAGCCAAGCACCTTCCCTGTTCTGTTGAACGTGATATGCTGGGACAGCCATCAGTGCTCTCTTATAGAGACTGATTGCAGCAGCGACATCAGGATTGTATGCTTTGCTCACACCAGGTGTGTAACCTTGTTGGAACCAACCAGGAGTAAATGTACTTGGGAAGTAACCTTCACGAGTATCCCACCCACCACCTGCTGATAATTCCTTTTCTTTGTCGGAAGCGACGAATGTCTTGATTCTATTGAGTAGTCCCATAGGGATTCCTCCTTCCGATTATAGTTATACTGTTGGTGCTGGCTCTTCAGGTGTTGGCTCTGGAGTTGGCTCTGGAGTTGGCTCTACAACAGCAGCAGGAGCAACTACAGTAATTGAAGTAGTGGCATTCTTGTTACCGTCGGCTGGAACAAATGTTACAGTGTAGGTGCCAGCAGCAGCGAATGTGTGACCCATCTGACCATCAGCAGCATTGGCTACTGGTTTGCCATCGCCAAAGTTGTATGTACCAGCTTTGCCTGTCGGTGTAGCGTCGAAATGATATTTCATCTGATCTACTTCATCAACACGAGATGCGATAGTGTAGGTGATGGTCGTTGGTGCTGTAAAGCCACCGTCTACACCAGCAGGTGTGCGAACACCAACCGTTGCCACTGAGAAATCTGCAGAGCTCGGAGCTGTTACAGGTGCTGCTGTGTTGTCTGGTGTAGGTGCTATTGCGAAATTGGTGCCTACCAGATCTAGACCATTCTTAGCTGCGACAAAAGTTTTAGCTTGGGTGGCACTTAGACCAATAATATTACCTGCATGCCATACGTTACCTTTTTTATCGGTAACTGGCTTTAGTGTTAAAATTGCTTTCATTTATTCTTCTCCTTGATTGGAATTGGTTTCTTCATCTTCGTCTGCGTAAACTCCGCATCCAGATGAGACGATAGCGAGAGCTAAAGCTGGTGGAACAGTATAGAACTCATCAGCTAGAAACTTTTGATTTTGTAATGTAACGGACTTGCCGAGATAAACTTCACGCATGTTGTGGAACAGCTCCCCAAACATCGCTCCAAGAACCTGACAAGGCTCCTTTAGCATAGTCTGTAACTCGACCTTCAAAGAAGTTTCCGTGTACAGGTGCGTTGATCATCTCTTCTACCCATGGTAATGGATTCTTCTTGCGTTTGAAGATGCCCTTCAGTCCTAGAGAAATCAAGCGTCTGTCCGCAATGTAGCGAATATATTCTTTGACTTCTGCGGCTTTGAGATTCCTCTTGTCCATACCGTTGAATGATAAATCAATAAACTTATCCTCTAGTTCTACCATCTTCTCAGCGATAGAATAGATTTTAGATTTCAGCTCATCGTTCCAAATCTCAGGATTTTCTTTAATGTATTCTTTGAATAGTTTCATCATGTTCTCAGTGTGCATTGTCTCATCGACAATAGACCAAGTAATGATCTGTCCCATTCCCTTCATGAGTCCGTTGCGTGGAAAATTCAGCAACATGATAAATGAAGAGAACAACTGCATACCCTCAGTGAAAGCTGAGAATACAGCAATGTGCTCTGCATGTGATGCGACAGTACCATTCTTAGAGGAAATCTCGAGAACGTAATCGTGCTTGTCCTTCATCTCCTGATACTCTAGGAATTGATTGTAGGTGCTCTCAGGTAATCCGAGAGTTTCAATCAAATGAGAGTATGCGGCAATGTGTAGTGCTTCCCTAGCAGAGAACCCGAGCAACATCATTCGGACTTCTGGTTGTGGGAAGTATGGAAGATAATTCTTCACATATGCACCAGCGACATCAATGTCACCCTGTGTGAAGAACCTGAAGATGTTCGTGAGGAACTGCTTCTCTTCTTTACTTAGTTTCTTCTTCCAGTCTTGCACGTCTTCTGCCATAGGGACTTCAGAGTGAAGCCAATGAGCTTGTTCGTGTTTCAACCAAGCGTCATAAGCCCATGGGAATGAGAAAGGTTTAAAATATTGTCGCTCATCGGTTAATTTGAGATGGGGTTGTTTCATGTTATCCTTCACAAGCTAGACATGTGTTTTCGTTATTAGTTAATTCAGAAAGATCGATCTCTTTGATGATCTCTCGTTCAATACGTTTGGCTACTTTATCTGCCTTTGCAATCTTATCAGAACGACAGTAGTACATGGTCTTCAATCCTGCTTTCCATGCTTGGAAGTGGACTGCGTGAATGTACTTTATGTGGGAGTCTGGTCTGAAGAACACATTGAGAGACTGGGCTTGGTCGATCCATTGTTGACGATCTGCAGCATGCTGAACCACCCAACGTTGGTCAATCTCCATTGATGTTTTATACACATCGCGGTCCCACTCTGACATCCAATCAAGATGCTGCACAGAACCATCATTAGCAATAATACTCGACCATACTTCATCGGTCCAACCTTCCTTGTGATTCTTCGACTCTTCATCTATGACTTTTGATAGCCAACGATTACGAGTGAAGTGTGAACCAGAGAGGGTGTCTTGCCGATATGCGTTAGCACGGTAGGGTTCGATTGATGGGGACGTATTGCCCATTAGAATCGAAGATGATGCGTTAGGTGCAATAGCCATGAGATGACTGAAGCGTTGCCCTGTGCCTTTAGCATCTGGAGCTTCGCCACGTTCTTTGCCAAGTTCTAAGTTGGCTTTATCTAAATTTGTTCTAATGTGTTCAAATATTTTCTTGTTGCGACCAATGGCTAATGGTGATTCCCAAGGAATGTTATTCTTCTGTAGGAAGGCATGCCAACCTAAAGCACCAATACCGATAGAACGCTCGCGCATTGCAGAGAACTTAGCACGCTTGATAGTATCAGGAGCATTCTTGATGAAGTACTCTAGAACGTTATCTAGCATCTCTGCCACATCTCGTAGGAACAGTGGATCGTTCTTCCAAGAATCAAAGTATTCTAAGTTCAAAGAGGACAAGCAGCAAACTGCTGTGCGTTGTTCATTTGTTGGTAGAATGATCTCTGAGCATAGATTAGACTGATGAACTTTTAGTCCCAAATCCTTCAAGTGTTGAGGGAGTTTGCGATTAGATTCGTCAATGAAGTGAATGTATGGTTCGCCTGTGGTCATACGCAACTCTAACAATTTCTGCCAGAGTTCTTTAGCGGACACTGTGTCCATCACAGCTTTAGTGTGAGGGTCGACAAGGTTCCAAGAATCATCAAAGTTTCTGTCTAACATAGACTTCTCAATGATCTCCATGAATGCGTCTGGAATATTCACACCGTGGTGTAGATTCAAGGCACGAAGATTCTGATCTCCAGTAGGCTTGCGCATCTCTAGGAAGTTCAGAATATCTGGATGATCAATAGACAAGTATGCGGCATAAGAGCCTCTACGAGTACGACCTTGACGATACGCTAGTGAGGATGCGTCATAAGTTTTCAGGTGTGACATGACTCCTGTGGATTTCTCACCAGAGGATCTAATACCGAAGCCAATACCCACACCACCTCCGAGCATGCTGAGCCAGTTCGTCTCAGACAAATTCTCTACCAATCCCTCAGCAGTGTCCTCAATGTAATTGAGAAAGCAGGAGATGGGCATGCCATTCTTGCTGCGACCGAAGGATAAAATAGGAGTGGAATAGGATAGCCAATGTTTACTACTATATTCATATAAACGCTGTGCGTGCTCTGGGTTACTACTGAAAGTCTTGGACACGAACGCGAACCTCTCTTGAGGACTTTTCTCTTGTTCTGTCATGTAACTTTCTCTGAGACGAATCTTACCTAGCTCGTCAAACAAGCTGTCTCTAGAATAATCTACGAGGATATCGTGGACTGTGGGGGTCATCCTTACTCCTATATTAAATGTGATGCGGTTTGCTAATTAAAATACTCTAAGGCACTCGTTAGAATGCCCTAGATAGATTAACTAACTATAAAGTCAGTGAAATCAATTTGCGATTAAACGCCAGCTAAGCCATCAACCAACTGAACTGATCCACCACGGATGTCAGACCAACCAGTGTTGGTGATCATACGGATAGCTAACATGTCCTGTTGGAACATCGAAGCGTTCAATGCTGGGCCAGTTGCAGGAGCGTCGTCCATCTGGAGCGAAGCTGTGTCGCTTACAGCGAAGCTTGGTGAACCCAAACCGAAGTAAACTTCAGCAGCGTCAACCAACATGATGCTGTCAGCAGGAGCAGAGTTCGATACCAATACGTCCATACCCATAAAGCGACCAGAAGCCAACTCAGATTGGAATACGAAAGAACCAGTAGCAGACATGGTCATGCTCAAGCCGAGGTGAACAGCAGGAGTCATGATAGCAACAGGCTTGCTGGTGCGGTTCTGAGCAGACATTGCGTTCAATGCTTGCTTCAAAGCAGCAATAACTTCAGCTGTTGAAGGACCAGTTGCAGTGATAGCTGTTACGCCATTTAACAAACCAGCAGGCGACAATGGAGTCGCAGCAGCGTCAGAGAATGCAACAGAGTCTAACAGAGCAGCAGTATCACGGATGATAGCGTCGCGCAGGATTGGCTCGATAGCGGGAGTAGACTTGCGGAGGATCTCCGAAGTGGCTACAGTGATAACGCCCATCTTGCTTGACTTAACAGTCTTGCTGCCGAACGATGTCTTCTTGACAGGAATTGACTGACCTTCACCGATGAAAGCACCAGCCAATGCAGTAGTTGCACCAGCGTAGAAAGGGATGATAACCTGATTGCTACCGTCGAAAGACAAGCTTACGCCACCTTTAGCTGCCAACTGTGGCAACAAAGCAGCAGGACGGAGTAACTCGAGGAATGTGCCATAAGAGTCACGAACGAGCTCTGCTGCCCAACCAGTAACGTCTGTACGAGCTTCTGGAGTAGCAGCTTTGGTTACAGCGTATGTGCCAGACTCTTGACCATACAATGCCTCAGCAGCAGCCAATTGGCTCATGCCTTCAACTTTAGCTTTCACAGCTACCAGAGCTTGCTTCTCGAAAGAATACTCATTGGCAGATTTGTTACGGATGAATGCAGGTGCAGACTTCTTAATCAACACAGCTTCGGCTTTCTCTAAAGACTCAACCTTAGCTTGGTCTTGCTCGATAGACTTGGTTAGAGTCTCGAGGGTTTCTGCGTCAACGTCTTGACCTTCGGCAGCAGCTTGAGCCAACTGTGCTAATTCGGATTTCTTGGCTTCGATAGCAGACTTTGCTGCTTCAATTTTTTGACTAATCATTTTGTTTCCTTTGTGTTAGGGTAGCATTTAGGAAAGTGTTTGCTATTCATGTTTGGCAACTTGGTTGATAATCTACAACGTAGACAACTAACCATGATGTTCGCATTAGCACGCATCTTTTCTTTTGTTTCCTCAGTCTTCGGTTTTCTAAGCTTATGAGCGGACTGTTTACCGTTCTTGGCTCCGACAACCTTACCACCAATCCTACCTCCAAGACTTCCAGCTGCTCTCTTAGTAGATAACCATCGTTCCAATAACTTGGGATGGGTGGGTCTAGGTGGAAAGGTCGAGAATTCTGTTGAAGGTTGAATTATTTTATTCAAAAATATAGTATCACTGTCAACCTGATAGGTCTTGTGTAAGTTTATTTCTTCTTGAATAGCATCTTTTCTAGATGAATGTTCTGAGATAACATACTTAGTAAAAGTTACACCTTCTGATCTCATCTTACGAACAACGGAAGAGCTAGACAAGTAAGGATCCATTTCTGGAGTGACCTTAGATGTTCTTGCACCGATGTAAAGATGAGGAGTTGTGTCTGAAACTAAAAGATATGTGTAGTGGTATTCCATAAGAATAGCCTTCCTAAATAATTTATTTAGATAAAACGTCTTTGGCTTTTGTGTAAGCCTGTAAGAGTCTTTCGTCTGTAATCTTCACCTGTCCAAAGACAGAGTTAGGATCCTTCTTGCTAGATTTATGAGCATTTGCTAAGAGTGTCTGAGCTTTATCAAGCGCCACGGAAAGTGGTAAAGATGTATCATCATCGAGATCAACAGCGGAATCGCTTCCTTCGATAGATACTAAAGTTTTGACAACATCGTTGCTAATGTTCAAGGACTTAGCGATCCTTATTGCGTTTGCGTTCGCTGGCACTGAAACGAGAGAAACCTCGCGTAGCACTGCCTTATGAACGATCATGCCTTTTCTTGGGCGACCCTGTGCGTCTTTTCTTCTTTCGAAGTTCTTCACACCGAAGCCTACAGAAGTGCAGTTTAAAATTCCGTTTTCGACGAGCGCATTTGCGTATCGTAGAATGTCAGATACAGGTGGCGCGAGTGTTAAGTCGGCTACAACAGATTTAACTCCGTTGATATTTGTTTTCTGTATGTTAGACCATTTTCCAATCGGAGACTTGTGGTCGTGCTGTAGCAAGCAGATACTGTTCTTCTCAAACTCAGAGAAATCCCAAGAATCTTGCAGAATAATATCTGAGTCTCTATCTTCGGTCTCGTCAGAGATAACAAATCTATACGTTGGCGCAGTCGTGCCTACAACCTGTTCTACAGGTGAGGTTAGCGCTTTATTAATGATATCCATTTGATATCTCCTTTATTATTACTTCATCTTGATTAGCATCTCGGAAGCGATCGTTAAATAGTGTGTGTCAACTTTATCGATACCAGGAGGAGGCTGCTCTTTCCAACCAACAGTGATTTGTCCGATAAATTCATTGGGATCTGGTGGCACTGAAACCCTACAAGTCCAGTTGATACCTTTAGTTTTGTAGAAGTATCCAATTTGCG